ATTGACTCGCTTCGACGTCGCAAAAGCGACACGGTTGGCCCACAGCTACTACAATCGGCTGGAAGCCGGTACTGTGCCGAATCCATCGTGGTTGGTAGTGCAGGCGCTGGCGGACTATTTCGGGGTCAGCACGGAGGAGTTTCGGGAGCCGAAGCGGCGAAGAAGCGGGGGAGGGGTGAGCACATGACAGAAGCGGAATGGCTGGCATGTGAGAAGCCGGCTGAAATGTATCGATGGCTCCAGCCTGGGCACTGCACCGCTCCCTATGTCCTGAGCAGTCGGAAGGCGAAACTCTGGGTAGAAGCGATGCGAAATCTGATCGCCACCACAGAAACCGTATGGGGGCTTAAACTCGATTCGGCCACAACTCGCGCTCACCTTCTCCGTGAGATCGTGGGCAATCCGTTTCGTCCATTATGGCGGACTGGTGGTGGCGGCCTTATGCTTGGCGATGTTCCTAAAGGCTACGGTTACGGTACACATCATCGTATAGGCGAGATTTCCGACTGGCTCACATCTACCGCCCGCGAACTCGCACAAGCCACCTACGACGACCAGGACTTCGACCGGCTTCCCATTCTCGCCGACGCCCTGGAAGAGGCTGGGTGCGACAATCGGGAAATTATGGGCCACCTTCGGGGGTTGCAGCCACACGTTCGCGGCTGCTGGGCGCTTGACTTGCTGCTTGGCCTGAAGTAAAAGCATGCTTATCTTCCGCCCTCTTCTCTCGCCCTCTCGAGCGCCGCAACCGCCTCCCCCTCCGTGCTGAAAACCCCGATATACACCGGCTTCTTTCCCTTTTCGCGCAGGATCGCCCGCCATTTCTCCTTCCGATTTCCCTTCCGTTTCAACAGCGTGACACCCTTTGGCCTCGCCCGCAGCGCCTCCCTCACGGCCGGATCTTTTCCGCCGCCGACACTCTCGCGCGGCACGCGCTCAAAAGTCGGCTCGTCGCCAGCGTGGAACAGCGCTTCGCCTCTTGCGCAGCGCTGGCGCATAGCCTCAATTTTCCCCTGGGAACCACGTTTGGCGGCGGTAGGTTGGCCGAGTTCCGGCAATTGGGTGGGGTGTCGAGGACGTCGCCGACTCATGGGAGCACGCGGAACTTGAAGGCAGGAGGCGTTGTAGCGCCTCCTGCCTTCATATTACCGACAACGCCGACCGCGGAGTAGTCCGCGTGATGAGCTACCGCAGTTACCACCGGAGCAACCCCCACCGCTCGTCACTCCGCCTGAGTAATACGTCGGGGCTGGTTGGACCGGCTGGTAGTAACCCTGCGCTGGATAAACACCGCCTCCAGGATAACCACCGTTGCCGTAAGAAGGAACGCCGCAGCTACCATTAGGGCAGACACCAGCCGAGTAAACAGGTGTTCCACCATAGACCGTAACTCCTGGAGAATACACCGACGTTGGTTGGGCGCTACAAACACCACCAGGACAGCCCGTGTACTCGAACTTTGTCGGCCGAACGCATTCACACGCCCCACCCGTCGAACAGGGACACGGACAGGACGGATCGCACGTCAGGACAGCAGGCGCCTTGGCGATGACCCCTACGGTAATAGCCGGGGCCTGGGGCGGCGTAGGGGCTTGCGGGGGGAGCCCAACAGTCAGGGAGGCGAGGATCAAAGTGAACACGGATAGATCTCCTTCAAGTGGGGGCGAAAAAAGCATGCTTATTTCGCCCGGCCCTAGACGAGGGACGCCAGTATCACGCGCGGAGCGACGGCGCTATCCGCTATCGCTCTGGATTCTTCGAGTTCGCCAGCTCCATTCTCGGACCAACTATCGCCCCACGAATTCAGAATCAGGATCTTGCGGGGCTTCAGCGATGTGACGTCCATCTGACACACGCTATGCCCCCACCAGTTCAGGTCGATCACTACGGGGATGGCGAGCAGTGCACAAGTGACTTGCATGGCCCACATTTGGTCCGATCCGGGATTGCCGAAGTCCATCCACTCAATGAACTTGTTCTGCGCTGCGTTTTCCCACGTCTGTGGGTTGTCGCAATCCCGACGCATCGACTGCTGTGGCCAGAACTCCGCAGTGGGAATACCCTTGGTCGCTATGAACTCCGTGCTGTCGATCCCGCAACCCCCCTCGTCGCGGAATCCCTTGATCATGCAAGCCACGGCGAAGGCACTGAGATCCGCGTAGGGCTGATTATCGCGAGCGCGCAGAAGTAGGGCGGCTCCCGTGGAACTGTGAGCCCAGCAATACCCCTTCCCATCCTGGTCGCGGGACGGAATTCGAGAGCCAAACATCCCTGTTTCCCGGATGTCGGACAACCTCGCCCTGGCGGCTTTTTGAGCATCGAGCCTCCCCTGCCATTCGCTCTCAGGGATCAACGGGATATCGAACTTGGGAGCAAAGGCGCAGTAACCGGTCGGCTTTGTTTTGAAGTTGCGCGGCATCAGGCCGTGTCGCTTGAATTCTCCGTCAACGGTGGGGTGGAAATGACTGAGGTAATTGTTATCCGTTATCGTAACCATCTGGCCCATTATTTTCCCTCCCCGTACTTCGAGAGCAGGGCTTTTGTGTCCTCGATCTTGTCCGGGAGCGGACCTGAAAACCCCGCCTTTCCATCAGACACCACGATCCACGGAAGTGTTTTTCTCTCCAACTTCATGGCCCCCCTCCACACCTCCGATTCCCCCGAGACATCTACTCCCGCGTCGTAAATCCTCCACTCCTTCGTTTTCGAGTCAGGGCCGACCGCACACTTAGAATTGAGGTAATCACGAGTGTCCTTCCCGTAGATCGCCGCCATTTGGCCCGGAGTGAGTTTCCCCACGTCGCTTTCCTTGTAGATGATCAAGACGCGAAAGCCAGCGGTCGGAATTGGAGCTGGCGGGGCCGGGGGTGTTGGTGGGACCGGTGGATTCGGAGGCGTTGGTGGAACTGGCGGAACAGGCTCCCCAATTACGACCGTTATCCGCGCCGTCTCGACTTTTGTTTTTCCGGCATCCAGCCGGATCGACCGCAGCTTGATCTTGTACGTCCCGGCTGGCCCGGCAAATAAGTACCTACCATTTACTTCCTCAACGTCAATCTGGTCCTCTCTGTCACAGTCCCAGATCAACGCGGCATCCGCCGCGGCCCCATCAGCGGACAACCGAACAAGGTGGTTTGGTTCCACCTTGTTCGGTCCCGTAATCTTCAGCTCGGCCAGCCCCAGGCCAGCCGAGAGGAAGAGTAAACAAAACGCTAGCGCGTGCCTCATTTCACCCTCAGCCTTTCGAGTTTGTACACCACCTCCTGGACGATCCTGGTCGCGACCACATGTGGGATCGGCGTTTTTGTCGCCGTGAACAGAGCGACGACGTCCTCGATCACCTGCGTGATCGACTTGCCAGCCGCCATATCTGTGACGATGACTTCGATCACCTGAATGAAGATCAACGGGTTGACGGCGGATGGAGCCGGGCCAACCAAGCTACCCTGGACGACAGCCCAAGACGGCGGGACGTATACCGTCAGTCCATTGGTGTCAATCGTGATGACGCTGCTCGCCGGCGACGGCGTTGGCGGAATGGGCGGAGCAGGAGAGGGTGGTTGAGTCGTGGTCGTCGGCACTGGCGAGGGCGCTGGAGTAGTCGTCGTGTTGGTAGCCGGCGGGAACATCGCGACGACTGCAGCTGCCTTCGTGGAGTCGCCGCCACAAGCGACCCATACTTGGGCTTGAGTGGAGACGTGTCGGCCCTTGCTGTCATAGCCCTGGGCGTTGAACTGGCGTGGGGAGAACACGACAAAGCAGGCCGGCTGCACGCTCGCGACATAACTGGGAAACATCCAGCACCACGCCCCCCACGTGAACGGCCGATACGCCCCGTTTACGTTGGTCCCATTTGGTGCTGTCGTGTTGGGTCCGCCAACGTCGCCGACCGTCACGAAATGGCCATTGTTGGGATCGGGAATGCCCGTTCCAGACCACACAGTCCCCGTGTCGAACCCGTCCAGGAACGCATCCGGAACACTCCACGCCATCTGAAACACATAAAACTGATCGATGATGAACTGGGTCAGCGGGATGTTGGTGACGTCAAAATCGAGCGAGTCGAGGATGATGGCTTTGGTGTTGCCAGCAATGCCGACCATCCAGATTTGGTTGATGACCATGTCCTCGTCGAGGCCATTGTCACCCCCGGAAACCTGCTCGTACTGATTCTCGAGCGCCGTCAGATCAAAGGTACTCTCCGTGAACCCGGTCTTTCCTTGACCGAAGGTCAGGATGTTATCCGCGTGGCACACCATTGCCTCGCCGCAGTCGCCGAGCGTGTCGTTGCCATCCATCGGACACGAGACAGCGGCATTGCCGGTTGAATCCACCGGCAGGGTGGTAACCGGCACACTAAAGCCGGACGGAAGTCGGAAACTCCGGGTGGGATGGCCATACCGCATCCTGTCGCGGTGGATGAAAAAGGCGTCGTGGCCTCGTTTGGCCACGCGCTTTTTGATCGTCGAAATCGCCTTTACTTTCTCTGCCATTACTCTCCCTTTCATCAGAAAAATCACCTGGGCGGTTCATGGGGGCCAGTTGGGCCAACCGGTCCCGGCGGACCTGGTGGTCCCGGCAACTCCGGGGGCTTCCCGAGCCACTTCTGTGCCACACCCGAAAACACCTGCGTCACGCTCTTCTCAGCGACGAACAGCACGCTTTTCGCCAGCGTAATGCCGAGTAATCCCTCTCCAAATCCCACAGCGTAAAGCGTTCGCTGGGAATCCCAGTGCAAGTAATCGCACGTCGGTCCTGCCAGCCAGAATCCCACCGCGGCACCAGACGCGATAGCCCCCAATGATCGCCACGCATTTTCTCGGTCTGGGCGAACGAAACAGTAGACCATCGAGCCACTGAGAGAAGCGATCAAGAGCCCCACGTTAATGGGGGGTAACGGTTCCACACTGCCCCCTTACTTTTCGCTTACTTCAGACTTTTCTTTCCTCGTCTGCTCTCGTCTTCTCTTTCAGGACTCCTCTCGCCAAAGCTTCGGCCTCGGTTGTGGCAACCAATTGGTCCTTCATTGAGTTGGTTGCTTTGTGGACTTCCTCCACTTTGTTCGCCACAACCTCCAATTTCTCGTTCGATGCGATCGTGTTGACCGCGAGTACGCGCTTGACTTCTTCGGCCTTTTGCGCCGCGATCTGACCCCGGCGCATGTCGAAGTATTCCTTGATGAGCAGCGAACATACGCCGACGATGGCCAGTGCGATGGTTCTTGTCGTCTCGTCGCTCATTGGTACCCCCTTTCACACCCCCATAACTACTCAAAAAACCCTGCCAACATCGCGAGGCAATACAGCGACAGAGCAGCCCACACAATCAGCGCGACAACGCGCTGCCAACACCACTCCCACCGCCAGCGCTGGCGGTGGGGCTTCATGGGTGGCGACAAACCGTTTTTGCTGAAAGGGGATGCGTTCGCCACAATTCACAACTCCTTGCGGGAAATGCAGAACAAAACTCGCATCCGCGAATTGTGACCGAGAAGTGTTACTCGGTTCTAGTCCGGTTAGAGTAAGTGCCCGAGAATTTTTCGAGTACGCTCCGTGTACCCCGGGGTGATCTCGAAGGTTCCCTGCTGTGGCAGGCGAATTCCTCGAACGGCATAGGCACTTTCGGGAGTTGGACAAGCGGAGATATGGAAATCGGACCATCCCCACCGATACACGTACTGCCACTCGGATGGATCTCGCGCCGAAACGCTCGATGCTGTTCTGCACAGCAGTTTCATCCGCTTATCCATCTCCTGGTCCTCGCCCATACTAAGATCCGGATACCCCCCCACGCTCTTCCACCCCTCGACCGTGTACGCGGAAGCGTTGTGGGTGCATTGGTGTTTGTGGTCGCTGTGGAGCGTGTCGCGATCGAGCCAGAACGAACAGCCGGGGTTAAAGTAGTCAGCTTGCCCGGTCGGATTGGCGTAGAGAAGTTTAACGACCGTCTGGCTAATCCGGCCGGGAAGTGAAATATCATCGTCGTCCCAGACCAGGCACACGGAATCGGCCCGCGCGGCATGCGTCAGCATGTTACGCTTCGCGCCGATCGAACTGAGGCGTTGTTGGACGTTGAGGATGCGGACTTCTTTGACGTCGCACTCCAACCACTGGCCTGGGGTGTCGTTCAGGATGATCAACTCCTTTGGCCCGGGGTAATCCTGGCGAAGGAAGCACTCGACAGCTTCCCCGAGGAGCCACAGTTGATTTGGTGCTCGGCCATAAGTGGGACAGAGACAGCTCGCCAATGGCAGGGACATGATTATTTCTTCGCCTCCTTCGCTTCTTTTGCTTCCACCATCGGTAACGGCCATTTCCCGAGCGGGCATTCCGCCTCGGCCCACAACGCTTTGGGCTGCATCGGCGGCGGAGCCTCATCGAGGAAACACCCGCACACGGCACATCGATTCCCCGTTCGCTGCTCACACGTCAGACAGATTGCCAGTCTCGCCTCGACCTGTTTCGCCGGCAACACCTTCGCCCCAGTTGCGGCATGTTTTGTGAGTGATTTGGCGTAGTTCCACCCCATTGTAATGACCGAGGGAAGGGGCTTTTTGTCGGCTGGATTACGTGAGATTACGGTGAGCCCATACTGTTCCTGAGTGTGGTAGATCACGGACCATTCCGGATGCTCGCGCATGTATCGTCGCAGGGCTGGGAGTAGCCCCGGTCCTTTGTCTTGGCCCGTCTCTCCATAGGTCGCCGTATCGTGGAAGACGATCCGAGAGTGGTACGGTGCAAAGCGCACCAGTTCCGCGTACGCCTGGTTCGCCGTGTGAACCGTGTCGATAAATAGAAGTCCTTCCCCAGAGTCTGAATGGAGGCTGAACGCCTCTTCGCATTGTTCGCTTCGTTTGCGAACGAACTGCACCTTTCGGCTCGTCATTTCGGCCAACCAAACATCCTCCCGCCACTCGCGAGGATCGACAACCAACACCTCCTTACCACTCACCGCCAACGCCACCGTTGACGCGGAACGATCCCCACCCAGTTCTGTCACAAAATCCGCCTGGCTCGCCAGTTCTCGCAGCTTCGGCAAGTGCTTCCCAATCCCCTGGTTTTTAAGCGCGTGCGTGTACCACTCTTCCAGCGTATTTGGTTTCGCCGACAAATAGGGGTCACTCGCCGCTGGCTGACCTGACGTCCCACCACACCCAACACAACCTCCCAGTGGCAACGCTTCGCCCCCCGCCAGAATCGCGTCCCACTCCCCCTGTTTCATCAGTCCCGACTTCACGAAGTGCTCATGCACCCGATCGAGCGGCAACCCTAACTCCCGATGCCCAATGACATAGTTCCGGACTTTGTCGAACCGCGTCAGCGGATACTTCGCCCCGCCCGGCCGGCCGAACCGATGCACCCACCCCAGCCAGGGCAGGCACAGACATTTGTGGCCAGCTCGACGGAACTTCTCGTGTATGTACCACTCCTCCCCGCCGAATCCCCGGAAGTTCGGGTTAAACCCCAACCAGGCGTCTTTGCGGCATGTGAACAGCCCCAAACCCTGTGCGGGGATCTCAAACGGCTCCCCCGTATAGCCGGGCAAATAGGGATCGCCGCGTAGGTCGGTGTTCCACGTTCCCCACATTTCGCCGCGCCACTCATCCGCGAAGTGGGTTGCGCGGTTGCGGAGATCGTCGTAGATCATGGGGCCGGAGAGTAGATCACGGGCTTGGGGATTGGCTCGATAATACTCCAACAGTTGATCGATGCGAAAGGGCGGGATGAGCACATGGCAATCCATGCACAACACATACTCACCCGAGGCTTCTTGGAATACCCTGTTGCGCGGAGGAGCCGTCCCTTTCGGCTCCAGCATCGGGATGTATTTCACCCCCGCCACATCACCTTTGACCCACTCCTCCAGAAAAACGCGGACTGCTTTTCCGTCAGCTGATTCGGGAGAGCTGTCCACCACGACGATTTCAATTTGGGGCATAACCTCCGCGTGATACAGGCGTAGTGCCTGTACGGAGAAGTAGACCCCACTGAAATCGTCGTGGTGTGCCATCCCGATCGTAAGTGTTGGTTTTTTCATGGTGGTAGTGTGCTGGGTCCGTTGCTAGTTGAGGTGCCAGGGGCAGCCGTGGTCGTCGTGTTGCACGCCGAATAGTTGAAATAAGTGCCCGCGTTCTCGCAGAAGACGATGTCTTCGAGCTCAAGGGGGCAGGAACAGCCCGTGCTGCACGCGGAGCTGATGAGATGGGCGTTGAAATCGCCTTCACATTGGTAGATACAGGTTCCCGAGCACGGTCCCGCGGTTGTCGTTGTCGTGCTCGTCGTTATGGTCGTTGTGGTGGTTGTCGTAGTCGCAACGCCCGGAGCGCAGAGGACCGACTGGGTCTGACTACTTGAGCTGGACGAGTAACTTGGAGCGACACAACCGCACAGCATATCCGGGGTACAGTTTCCCCGTACTAAATCCCATCCACCGCTTCCATCCCCCGAGAAGATGCACTGCCCACAGCACGCTGATGGGGCACATGTGGTTGGCGAGCAGGGATTGGAGGTGGTGTACCCTCCTCCGGGTCCGCCATCAACCGAGAGGCAGGACGTAACCCCGTTGGGGTTGCACGGGTCGCCGTCATAATCGGGTGGGTAGCAAGTGCAGCCATCGCCGCACGTATATCCGTAGAGGGCCCAGTCAAACGTGCCGTCTTCGTTGCCTGTCGGTACCCATTGCCAAGTACAGCTCCCCGAGCAGCCGGGCGGCGCTTCCGTGGTCGTCGGCTCTGGCACCACGCAGTTGGTGACGTAGGTATCGCCGCATTCCTCCTCGCCGGTGATGGGGGGATAGGCGCAGGGGCAGATCGCACTACAGCCGTTGATGGACAGCCAGTATTGAGGGGAGGAGCCGCCATCGGATCGGCCGGTGTTTTGGTAGATCCAGGTGCAAGTACCCCCGCACCCTGGTGGGATCGTCGTAGTCGTCGTTGCCGGCTCCGTCGTGGTCGTAGTCGAGCAACACGGGGCTGCATTTTCGTATGGGACACACCCTGTATTGGTGATCTCCCCATTGGTGCTACCGCAGTACGTCGGCTGCTGGCAAACGCATCCCGGCTGAGTCTGACAATCCGAGCAATACAATGTCCAAGTGCTGCTCGAACTATCCCACGTCCACTGACAATTCCCCACGCAAGAGTTCGCGATAGCAGGGCCAGCTGTAGTCGTTGTGGTTTCGCTGGTGCCACAGCAATAACTGAAGCGCCAGTCGGGCAGAGGGTGGGGCGGGAGCGTTGTGGTCGTCGTTGTGGTTGGGGCGGGCGTTGTGGTGCCGGGGTGGCAGAGGGGGTACGCGGTCGTGGGTGGCGAGGAAGTCGTCGTTGTAGTCGTCGTTGTGGTAGTTGTCGGCAACCCGACCGTGCTACTCGATCCAGCCCCAGGACAAATGCGGACGATAGATCCCGCCGGGACATCGGTGACTAAATTCCGTTCCCAGGCTGGATTGTCCTGGTAATTGCCCGTCATCCCGCTGGGGCGGACCACATAGTCCCCGCCAGGGATGGCCAACATCTCCCGCCAGGAATACCGACCAGTGCCATCCCCCTGCAAAATCTGGACATCTCGGCACCCGTCGTCCTGCTTGGTGACGTTGACCAGTTGTGAGGTCGCACCGCCCAGCACTAAATAGCCGACTCGGTGGCGCGACAACAACCACGTCCCCGCCTCTGGTCCCCACATTTCGCCGACGACGGGAGTTTCATCTTCATCGGCGTTGTACCCCGCGATAGCGGGAAAAGTCTCGTGCCCTTGGCCGATCCAGCCAGGGGGGATGGGAGTCCCGCCATTGAGAAGATAGGCGGTCTGCTGAGACGAGGGGCAGGCGACCTGGACGACGGCGACTCCGTTGATTGTGGTGAGGCCAACGACAGCCATGATGGCATAGGGGGGCGCGGGGGTGGGATCGGTGTTCTGGACGGGAACCCAACGGATCGAAGGACGGTAGGTGTTGGTTGAGAAATCGCCGTTAGGGTCCATTACTTTCCATTTCCCTCACGGCAAATTCTGTCGCGGCGACAAAAACGGCGGCAAATACTCCGCTCTCCTCCGCGCTGGGTAGGGCGGGATATACCAATTGTGCTCCGTGTTCAACGAGGCCGTCGTTGAACAACCGCCCGGCCCGACACTCCAGCTTACCTGCTGGATGGCCCCATCCAGGTCGATGGCGCGAATCCCGTTGTACTGTATCGTTTGCCCCCCGCTCAGGTTGTACTGTAGCGCCATCCCCTGGAGATAATAGTCCGCCCGCACGATGGGGTCCGCTTCGAGAATTTGCACACCCACGATGTTGTTGTTGACGTCGTATTGCCCCACGACGTTGAGCTGCACGTCCGTGTGTAACTCGAACTTGGGGTTCGTGAGAGAAGCCTGTCCGGGCAGCGGAACAACCTTGGTGTAGGCGTCGAACTGGTTCGTATCCGCATCGCGGACTTGCACTGCGCAGAGCAACACCAATCCCGGGTCAACGTACAGGTCGCTTCCCCAGACACCGCCGTTCTGGTAGACGGGTTGGCTGAACGTGATGACCTGGTAATCGGGGTCCACACTGAAGGGGATAATTACCTGGGAATCGACGTTCGTGTTCAGGGGAGGCGGAGGAACGGTGACGAAGTTTGGGTTGAAGATTTGAAACGCGACGCTGCCGTATACGGCAGCGGGTTTATCTTTGCTGTAAGCGGCGTAGAAGTCTACTGTCGTCGGCCGACCGTCCGGCCCGAGCAGAGTAGCGTCAAGTGGCTGGGGGACAATCTGCGTGACCTGGTAACCACTGATCAGCAGTTGTTGCCGACGGGTCAACGGGTTTTCGGCATAGCCGGGAACGTTGATTCCCCCTTTGCCGGAGGCGTCAACGTTGACAACCTGGTAGCACCTCCACACGGACTTTTTCGCCAGTTCGCGGGCCTGCCAGTAGGTGAGTCGATTGGTTGACTGGACGTCCGGGAATTCGCCCGGTGGGGACTGGGTCCAATCTCCCTTCTTTCCACCTACTACGGCGGCTTGATCGAGCGCAGAATTAAAACTGTCCTTGCCGGTGAGCGACACATCCACTCCATAGACGAGCAGCGATAGAAACTGGAATGGAACTCCCGTCTTGGTCGCCGTGATGGTGATTTTCCCACCTGACGCCATCGCGGTCATCTTCCCTGAAATTCGGAGGTCGTCACTGCCATTTATCGCCGCTGCAAGATCGGACGCTATCGAAGCGGAAGTATCTGAAGTGGAAGGCGAGAAGGAGAACAGAACCCCGCTCACGGTATCCTCGTTGGCCCCGGCTCCCAGGTAGATTTCATACGTCAATCCAGATGTTTCGCCGTCATAAACGACCGTCGCCGTGCTGATCTGCGGTAATGCCCCCCGGCGGGGGGCATAGCTCAGTTCCGCGATGGGCCGATAGCTCCCATCCCATTCCAGCCCCACTGCTTCGAGCAATAGCAACATCTGGTACCGCGTTGGCGCTCCAACGACGCCAATGGCGTCCGGTGTCTCAGGTGACTTGATGCTCGGCCCCTGCTTGTAGATAGAGCCATTGAGCGGCAACGGTCCCCCATCGCCTATCTGGGCGATCACAACGGAATCGGTCGAGAACTGGTATACCAGCCGGCGACCATACTGGTCACACAGTTCTTGCAGCGCCTGCGCGGGAGGTTTCGCGACCCAGTTCACCGGCGGGTTCGTCCCACTCGTGTTTATGATTGGGGTGCTGGTGTACGGCCCGGGGTAGTTGATGCCTGCTGGCATGTCGATGTCATAACCGACTTCCCCCATCGCTTGCAGGCAACGAATCGCGAGTTCGGTGGGAGATTGGATCGTCCAGGGCAGTAGCTTCCCATGCGGGTCGAGTTGGTTAAACATCCCGTTGATAATGCCGAGATCGCGCCACTTCCAGCGCCGATCCACGATAGTGAGAGACACGATCTGGCCTGACTGGTCCTGATCAACGTGGTAATTGTCGATCTTGCAATTGGGGATCACAACTACTTCATTGCCATCGGTGATCGTGAGATCACCCTGTTCATCGGGGAAGGTGGACTGGGGCTGAATCTGGAGAACGGCGGTCCCCGGGGAAATCCCGTGGCTGATCGTGTAGGATAGCGACTCAACCGCTATCGCTCCGTTCCAGCCTACGTCGCCGTGGATGTCTGCCATTTAATCATCTCCGCTTCAAGATCGCTGCAAATGGAACGCCGCCCCCCAATTCAACGTCGCTCCGCTCGTCCCAATCCCGAGCGGGAACGACACCGGGTTCGTGTAAGTCACGACCTTGTTTGAATCGACCAGGGTGCCGTAAACCGTGAGATTGGTAACCGTCTTGGCCCGTGGATCACGGCTATAATCCAACGTCGAACCCTCCCCCACCGTCCCTGTCGTGAGCGTTCCATTGCTCAAATAATAGACCGTGCCACCCTCTTCCACATCGAGAGTGGTCACTGTCGCGGTCCCCTGGATGTAGGTGGTGCCATCGTAATTATTCAGGGTTGCCACGGCACTGTTGACGTAGCACGTCCCGCCGTACTGGTCGATCGTGGTGAGCGTACACCCCACCCCCAGGGTGAGGGTGACATCCGTTTGCTGGGATTGCTGATAGCCGATCCGCACCGTCGCCAGTGTAGATGTTTGCCCTGGCTCGATGGCTACCCCAACTTGCCCTTGCTGCACGTTCAGGACGTTTGCGGCATTCGTTCCCTCAAATAGGCACGCCGGCAATCCCTGGTCCGCCGGCGAGGACATCCCAAAGACGTTGATAGTGCTCGCCACTGAACCCAGGTTGATCTTGAACCGGGCTTGCCCGTTCAGATTGCACGTCGTCGCCGATATCGCCAAATAGGTCGGCCGATACTCCAAATACCCGTTGGTGTTGTTTCTCGGCAACCCAACGTACCCCGTGAAAGTTGGGTCCGAGTTGATTGAGTCGAGCGTAACCGCACTCTGCGACAGCCCGTACAAGATGCTGCTCGCGCTGTTTGTGAGGTAAACATCGTCCCCCGTGACGGGGACGGAACCGCTGACCCAATTGCTCGGCACGGACCAGTCATTGGGGCCAGCCCCGGCTGTCGTCGAGAATGCCCCGAACGTTCCCGCCCCACCCGTGGCGGATGATGCGCAGGTGAAGGGCACTCCGGGGGTAGAAGCAGTGCCGATTACAGCAGCGCCAACGCTCGTCCAGGTAACTTCGAGGAACTCCGGGATGGAACTGGCGACCAGGTTGGCGACGATCGCCGCCGCGGTCGCGGTCGTCCCCGACCCAGTCCCAAGGGTTGAGACGGATTTTCCGTTGATGATCACGAGGTAGGTCGTAGTGGGGTCATCGGCGGTAACAGTCGCGGACGAGACTTGCGCGACAGGAACGGCATCACCACGCCAAACTTGGGTCGCCATTGTCGTTTATCCCTCCCCTCAACCCTTCAAGAACATGACTATTTCAAGGGTGGTGATAATCGCCAGCGCCACGCCTGCCGACAACCGAAATGGCTTCACAAACAACAGCGCTATCAAAATACCAACCCAGATATGAGCAAATGCTTCGTAGCTGCCAGCAAAGCTGAGTCCGTGGGTCGGCACCAGAAAACGGCTAGCGCCGACAGAGAAGCTGCCCACGAAGATGGCGGCGTAGACCCAAAGATAGTCGGTTTTCAATTGCATTTTTTTGCCTCAACTTATCCACATAGTCGGGGACGCCCCCGTCAGCGGAAACGGTGACTCAAAATGATACTCGTACGTCAATTTATATCCCTGATACCCTTTCCCTCGTCTTGTGGGGCTTTCCTGCGTGGTCCGTGGAGCCTGCTTCAAACACGACGGGAATTTCTGGGCAGGAGCTGGGGGATAGCTCTGATACCCCACCACGACCCCCGACTGGACACACGAAAACGGCATCAGGGGATACACGAGCTGGCGTTGTGCTGGCCCGTTGATGGCCGGCCGGCACACATACAGTTGCCCGCCTCCCGAAAACGACAGGGTCTCGTGGAATTCGAGTAAGTAGTCCCCCGTTCCTGGAAGTGGGTATTCCGCCTCCGCGGTAAACGAGAAGGAGCGAATCGTCGCGTACTCTGGCCCTTTCGTCTCTGGGAAGGACAGATTTTTAATCAGCACCCCCGTGATCGAACCGGCGTTGAGCAAGACTTCCGAGGAGCGAGAGCCGTCGTCATTGCGGAAGATCAAATCACGGTATGGGACTGAGAGGGCGGTTTTGAGAGCGTTTTCCGCCTGAGTGATCTGGTCCTGTCCGGAACCGGACAGGTAGCCGGTAACGTGGAACGAACGACGCTGGGCGTAGAACTGGCCACCTGTGTTGACGAGGGTTTCGAGCGACGAGGTAAGTAGCGTCGCGTTGACTGGGAACAGGTAGTTGCCGTAGCCGAGTTGCATTTGGTTATGGCTATGGTTCTGGTGGTTACTTCTGGGCGTTGTGTTGCTGTTGCTGTGCCGCTTCCCGCTTCCGTCTCTCGTTGTCCGCCGCCTTCGTCGCCTCTGTTACCACACTCTTGACCCAATCTTGCATTGCGTCACGGATCGCCTGCGCCAACTTCTTTTCGTCCACCTCGATGATGTTGCGGACGGTCAACTCTGACCTGTCCACCTTGGCTCGAATAGTTGGGATTTCATCTTCGTATTCCTTCGCGAATTCTCCTCCCACAGCTCTTGCCCTCCCTATAAAACGCTGCCCCAACTCTTCTTCCATCTTCCCGATGGTGCCGGGGAAGAGTGACTTCGCTCGCGCTCGCACATCGGGCGGGAGCCGTTCGAGTCCGTGCCGTTTCACCAACTTGGCTGACGCCAACGCCATCTCACGCTCAACAACCGACATGCCCCCGAGCGTCCGAGCCTGGCTGGTCGCTATTTGCTCGCGCTGTCGCAGAATCTCCAGTTCGGTCCGGGCGTACTCAATCCCGACTTTCCGCTGTGCGGATTCCTTTTCGCCCAGGGCTACGCTCTGCTCTTTGTAGCGCAGCCGAATGGCCTCGATCTCTTTGCCTTTGCTCTCCAGTTCGGTGTCGGCCCGGGCGAGCCGGGTATACAGGTCGTCGAGTTTTCGCTGTCGATCAGCTGACCCTTCGACCCTGTAATCCCGGGCCTTCACCCGACTGATTTGCTGAAAAATCCCCGTTCGGCGTTCTTCGATTTCCTGCCGACTCATCTCGGCTGCTTCCAACTGTCGCCCTGTCTCATTTCTACCTCGCCTTGCCGCAACGATATCCACCCCGGCCAGTCGCTGCTTCGTTTCGAGCGGAGCAAACCGCAAGAACCGTTCATACTCGCGCTGCTCGGCAACGGTCGATCGAGCCGTTGGTCCTTGGGCCAGCCCAGGCAAATCGCGGAGCCCTTGGAATTTGGATTGGGAGGTAGCCAGTTCCGCCTGGCTCGCGTTAATCCGGATCTGCGCAGCGGATTCGATGGAATGGACTGCTCGAAACACACTGGTTTGACGTTCGTTGCGGCGTAAGGTTTCGCTGAGGCCAACCATCGCTTTCGACAGGTTGTCGAGCGACTTCGCGAACCCGCCGAAGATCGGTAATTGCTCCACCAACTTCTGGGTCTGCCTGGCTCCGCTCAAAGTTGAATCGCTTAGAATCTCCATAGCCTGAGCTGTTTTGTTGACGCCCAGCTGACCGCCGTAAATCGCCGCCGCCCCCGCCGCGACAGGCGCTCCCATCCCCGCTATCGTCGCCATCGAGTACGGACTAAACCCCGTGGACGCTGCGGTGCGCCACAGTGTTCCAATCTTCCGACTTCCCCAGCCGCCCCCGCCCCCATCACCTCCAAGCTTCTCCGCCCGACTCTTCACCTCATCCCGAAATCGCTGCGACTCGATCCGCTTGCGTGCCTCTGCCTCAACCGCAATCTTCCGCGCTTGCGACTTTGCCGCGTCACCCATCCCGCCAAACTCAACTGCCACTCGCGCTGCCTGTCGGTCCAGGTCGCGCAGCGCTGCACTCATCCTCTGCAATTCGGCGACCGTGCCATCCGGAACAGTAATCGGCAAAATAATCGGGTTAACCGCCATCGCTCTTCGCCCCCAACAATGCCGCAATCAAATCCAGTTTTGCCTCTTTGTGTGCGTCCAGCACTCCCTTGATCAGCCTTGCGTTTCGCCTCACGATTGGGTCGTCCGGGAACCGCCCAACCGCGTCACATTCAAGGTGGTACCGCAACGCCTGACGGTTGCGCGAACTCATCTCCTGTGCGTATTGGCGAGTCCTCGTCGGGACATCCGCTGGGATCTTTGGGCACTTCCAACACGGCGTTACCACCCCTGGCGGACGTAGCACTGGCAAGCCGGCCCGCTTCGACAAAACGCCATCGGTGTGCATGTATTTGGCACAGTCGTCACAGGAAAGGGTGTACATGTTTGGGTGGGCGTACCGCAGCTGCACACCCGCCACTAATTTTTTGCGTCAGTCTCCGCTTCGCCTCTCTCCACATAGCCGGCGACATGGTCGATGAACCGGGCGAGGATTTGCGCTGGCACGCGACGGAGGTTCGCGGCCGTGATGGGTACCGTTTCGTTACCCCCGGCAACAGTGATGTCCCAGCTGATCAGATGGTCCATCAGAAACTTCGCAGTCGCCTTCATGCGCTGTTCGCCGCTGGCTTCTTCCGTGCGGTGGAATTCCCACAACTCTTCGGCGAGGGCTGGACGGTAACGAAACTTAATTTCGGGCCAGTGTCCCGGCCGGGCTGGAATTTTCCCGTCGAGGTTATAGCCGTCGAAGATCAGAACGGACGTTGTCCCCATTTGCTTGGCTTCTCCTGTCCCTATTCCTATCCCTGCTACTCATGTAGCGTCGTAACCAACTCCAACGTTGCCCCACTCTTATACGCAGTCCCCATCATCGGTAACAACTCCTCATTCCTTCCCGCCACATACGTCGGACTTTTTCGCGGAAACGCCACTTTGACAAACGTCAGCGTCAGCACCGACGTCCCACCCCCGGTAAAGGTTGCCACCACCGGCATCCCTCCCGGCCCCACCCCATACACTGCCTCCGCAATCCCTGCCGGAAGGTGCGTTTGGAGCGTGATGTGCCGATCCATCGCGATCGCCGCCGTCAACGTCTGGCTGTTGTAGAATCGCTCCTTATCAATGGCGTTGTCGATGATCAGCTCGAAGTCTTTCGCAATGTACGTGGTCGAATTCACGGACAGCACCAGGTCCGTGAACATGAACGGCCCTGTCGTTGTGTCGAGACTCAGCGCTGGGAATGTCCCATTTGCCCCGACCGTTTCATCAATGCCAACCACGTCGATCATGAAGTCCATAGGCTGGCCCTGACTGCCCCGGATCGTGCAGCGATCGACCTGACACCCATTGTAAGTGTTTACACTTTCGCCCAAATCAACGGCGATATACCGCGCCGTTGGCATCGCATCCGCGAGGGGATAGGTCACCGTCCCGGACCCTGAAGGGGCGCCGTACAAGATCCACGGGAGTAAGCCGGCCAGCTCAACGGCGGTCGGCTGCATGTGGAGCTGGCCGTGGACATAGCGGTTGCCAGCACGAATACGCTCGATCGATCGAGCGCGCGTGCCACGCAGACCGTTGGTATCGACGAAGTGTTCGTCCAGCGCCAAATTCTCGGTCTGGAAGTCGTAACGGACGGTAACGGGGTTGGCGGTGTCGATACCGAGTTGTGCCTGATAGCCGTATACGGGTGCTGTCATTGGTTACGCTCCTTTGTCCCTGGCTAGGCTGCAAATCCCCGGGCCTCGCGGGACCGGAACATAAACTTGATCGCACTCACGAAGTAATTCTTCGCGAACAACTCCGGACTCACCACGAAGTCCGGGTCCACATCCGTCGTAATGATCTCCGGAACTCCCGTCAGTCTCTGGTGACGGAACGTCCGGAAGATACTCTGTCGCCATAACAGGCGTCCCGCCAAACTAGCCTGGAATGCCTGCTGGCCTGCGTCCACGATCGCCACGACCACCGGATACTCGATGTCATCGACCCCCGTGAGGACTCCGGGCTGACCCTCTTTCCCGAGGGGAACAACCGCGATGAGCGGTAGAGTCTCAACGCCGTCGAACGTCCGAGGCAACCAGCGAACCGCGATTTGGGAGGACGGTATTCCTGCGAGGGATAGTGCGGTGATTTGCGCCGCAACCGCGGTGAGGCAGCGATAGTGGACGGACTGTGTACCGCTCGTGAGTGCCTGGTAGACGATGTTTGAGACATTGTTGGGGTTGCTCGTGAGCTGGGCGTACCAGAGGTAATAGCCAATCCCTGGCGCTGGATCGACATTGATAGATCCATCCCCCGTTCGCGAGGCGATGAGCGACCAGGCCAGAGGGCCGAAGGTGCCGGTAAACGGGGTGGCGTAAAGGGCGACAGTAGCGCCGGAGGTGCCGGCGAGGGTGGCGATTCCACCGGAGCCGTCTGCGTTGTCGGTGATGGCGAGAGAGAGGGTCATGGTTAGCCGGCTCCAAGCAGGAGGAGCGCGTTGCTATTGCTGGGGATCATAGACTTGATTCTGTTAGCGACCATCATAGCGCCGTAGTAGGGACTCATGCCGGCCGCAGGGTGCGTGTCGTCATCCTGGAGGAGTCCTGGGTTGTCATAGCTAAACCACATTAAGTCATCGATCCCTTGGCAGAACGAGGTTCCGTTAAACGGGAAGTTGAGCCACTGCTGACGATAGCCGAGCAGGGCCTCGACGGAGTTCTGCGTGAATGCCCCGGACAAGCCCCCGATCTGCGGGATTGACCCCATGTGGCAGATGACCTTTCCCACGCCGGCGGCGAGGAGAACCTGGGCGATCGCCAGGTAGGCAGGGCCAAAGGTCGAAGGAGGTGTCGGCCCATCGCCTTGGTCTTTGGAATCGCTATCCCCCAGCATCATGTGGACGGTTGCCGTCGCCGGGTTGCTGATCGAGGCAAGGAATGGGGCCATCTCCCCACCATCTGGTCCCCAGTCGGCAACGGTGCTGCCAGACACGAATCCGTTGGTGATGGTGACTTCACGCGGACCGAGGGCGAGTTGCATGGCCGGCACATAGTAGTCGTACCAGCGGTTGGGCGAGCTGAGGTTGTACGCTCCGATGATGGAGTCGCCCAGTAGATAATCATTGAGCGGGGCCAGCGGTTGCTTGTAGAGCTGGTAGGGCGTTTGGACGGTATCGGAGTTGGAGTCTGTCGTCACCACGCGGATAGCGAACAGTCCGGGAATCGTTACCGTTGAGTCGAGCGTCAGCGAGGTTGCCCCGGGGATCGCCGTTCCATCCCCCTCCGAAAAGGCATTGGTGCTGTTGTCCGTGAACCACTGTTCCGAGTAGGGTGTTGCCCCTCCCGTCGGGCTTGAGCACGACCCGGTCAGCGTGGTCGGAGTGCCGCCCAGGTCCGAAATCGCTCCCGCGGCGAGTGCCGACGCGCCCGGATCGACGGCGAGGAAATTGCTGAGGGAACAGCCCGTCGAATTGGTGGCAGTGCCATAGAAATGCACACCGGCATAGGCGCAATCGGTGAAACCGCCATCGTCCGTGTAAGGTGTTTGGGGCGTGCCATCAATAATGGCCGTGAGAGTCACATTCGCGCCCGAGACCGAATACTCCAGCTCGATCGTGTGAGCGCCGGCCGTGATGTCGCCGGTGCCATAGCCCGCCAGGGTGGTAGAGTTGGCGCTGAGTCCGCTGCCGAACTTGAGCAGTATCCACGAGCCGGCCGATCCCGTATCGGAATTGTCACTCGAAAGTCCATACGCGTGCGTGCCCGCCTCGTTCGCGACGACGACGCCAGCATAGCCTAGATCGGTGAAGACCTCGACATCAGCAGAGACTGTGACGTTGCCGGAGCCCGAAGAGGCAGACGCAGTCGCCCAGGCGTGCTGCGCATAGGTACTGTAGACCCCATTGCCCGTGTCGCCGCCGATAATGTCGGCCGTCTGGCTGCCCGCCCAGGTGGCGTCCGTCGATGTGGTGATGGAGTCGCCAGTTCCAATCTCGGTCAGTGGATCGTTGACAAAACTCATGCTGCCCCACCCTCAAGCTTCGCCCTAACCCCACGCACAAACTCCAACCCCCACTGTTCCGCCGCCACATCACTCACCGCCAGCAACGCCTCTTCGCTCAACCCCACAAATGGCCGGGCCGGTATTACCCTCGTCCCCTGGTCCTGGAACATCGCGTATTCCACGAGCGAGTCTGTCGCCCACTCCAACCTAATCCCGCCCGAGAACGCCTCCACCCCGATGTTCTGTCCCATCTGGATAGCTGAGTCGAGCAATTCCCCCGTCTTGACCAATGGCTTCGTCCGACCCCGATCGGGTCGTTTGAGGGGAGCCCACGGCTTGCCCTCGGGGGATCGCGACTCGTGGAAACAACGAGCAATGTCCCGGCTCGCAATTTGGCCGATGGTGTGTTGCAGTTTCCCGGCTAAGCCGGGAGGGGGAGAGCCATTGGCGAGGTCGATGGCGACCTGGTCGAGGAAATGGGAGAGATCATCGAGTGTCACGTCCCCACCTCCCGAACCGTCGTCAAACGAAACCGCGTCCCCTGCGTCTCCACATTCCTATCCACCACGTTCCAGGTCACACCCGCCCCATCCTCAATTACATCTCCAATCTTCGGCGCTGCCCCTCCTAACTGCCCCGCCCAGATATGCCACACCAATTGCTGGCTGGTCATCTGTCCCATCGTCTGCGCTATCGTCTGCTGAGTCACCCTCCGCTTCGCGTTCGCTACTGAGGTGCCGTCGTCGTAGTTGTCCCCCGTGGTGCGACGGTAATACGTAATGGGCTCCGTGCCATCGACTAGCAGCCAGGGTTGTCCGAAGTTCAGAGGCACAACTGCCGATCCTCCTTTCCCTCGTTCCTCAACTCACAATCTCATAAGTGACGTGCCCCCCAACCTGGACACTGGTCGTCAACGTCAACACCAGCCCCAACCCCTCCGCGACGTCGAACTGGCTATCTGAAACGCCCGTCAGTGGGTGCTTTGGAGCCATCGGGACCACCAGGCCGGAGGGGTATGGTCCCGCGTAAGTTCCGGGAGAACCCGCCGTGTCTTGCCAGGTCGCCGTTTGGGTGCCAGCCCAGTTCAGGGACCACCCCGTTACCCGAATCCGTTTGGTCGGAACTGGGGCTTGAATGACGGTCGCGGAGGCGGTCAAGTTGATCGCGGCGGATGACATTGTGCTACAACCTCACTCGCGAATGGACGATGAACGGACCGCCGGCACGTTGGATCAACGGATACAGATTGTCGATCCGCTTTTGCATCGCATCGCGGTACTGTTCCCACTGCACGGACTCACCGTCGAGGGAGTAACTCGGCTTTGGGCCATTGACGAGGGTCGATGCCGCTTCGAGAGCCAGTTCGGCGATCCAATTGGCCTGAATCGCTTGCAGGTTCGCGAGATTGGTTGGCGACACTTCCTCACCCGCCCTCTGCCTTTGCAATCTTCGGCCCTGGATTGGGCGGCGACGGCAACCCCGGATGCGTGTAGTCTTCTGGCTTGACCCCGAACCGCCGGGCCTGTGCCCGATGGAACGCTGTTACATCCGTCGGGAACACTTTCGGTCGTGGCCCTTCCCACGACACGACCCCCATTTCCTTCATGTAAACGTCGATCGCATTGGCTGCATCGCGCGACTGGACCACGTGGGGCCACGGAGCGTTAAATACTTCGACTTGCCAGTATTCCCCCTTTGCTCCTGGGGGAGTATCGGTCAGCTGGGATTTCTGCTGCTCGACGATCCGTTCCAGTTCGGCGATTCTGGCTTTGAGGGCGGCGGAATCCTCTGCCTCGGCTGCCGGGGGAGGAGGAGGGACGGGGGGCAACGATGGTTCCCCTGGCTCAGGGAAATCATCGTCCACGAAATCAGTTTGAACTCGCTTCGCCATTACTTACATCCCTCAGCTTGATGACTGGACAATATACCTGGGCTCCCTGACCATCGGGATGCCGCGCTCATGCGCCTTCATGTATAACATGATGCCACGATCGAGCATTTCCACCGAGTTCGCCGCCGCGGCCGTCTCGGTCTTCAGGGGCCAGTTCTGGGCGTAACGGAAGGGCTTCCCCTTCTTCCACACCCACATCATTTTTCCCGCCGCCGTGGAGGACAGATTCAGCCCCTGTGGGCTGACGCATTGCTGCCACACCAACGGACTTTCCAGCACGCGATACTTGCCCTTGTACGCCGGGTCCGAGACGTTGATCGACTGCGGGCTCGAGGTCGAGCCTGGGATATCGCGGTATTGGTACTGCACTGCGGTGGGACCGAAAATAGCGTTCGCAGTCCTGATCTTTTCACGGTTCAATAAGATCATGTCCGGAACGATGGTGACCAGAGTGTTCGTTTCTGGATCGGTCATGTTCCGGAAGAGAATCTCGATGTTCTCGATGTTGCCTTCATGTAACAACTCATTGCCCGTGATCGAGTTGATGAAGTAACCAGAGGTCAAATAAGTGTTGTACCCCACCCCCTTGTATTGGTACGTGTTATAGACCCCGATGAAGGCGTTGATTACCCTGATTTCTTTGCGATACCGAAGCCATTCTCCGACGGCTTTTGCGTCCTCCAACAGCGTCCCGGTCAAGTCCAGGTAGGCCGCTTCATTCTGGACTTCGACGGCGAGGGCGTTTTCAACCGTCCTGGGTTGCGTAATCCAGCGCTCGCCAACTTGCGCCCTTTTCGTGGGCATGCCGGGCAGTCGCTCTTCGGCGACGTCGCCAAGACGGGTGGTTCCAATTACCTTCCGACCCTCGAACATTCGGGTGTTCTCAACCGGCATTAGCTCATCCGCGATGAATCCCGGCATTTGCCAGCCATCCATCAGGGAGATTTCGAGCAGTCCCGAGACGACGCCCGTCCAGGCGTTAATGTCTGCGAAAGCGCTCGCTGAGATCGACCCCTGCCCCTCTTCGAGGAAGTTGACCCGCTGCTCTACGAGAGGGTACTGCCTCTCAATCTCCAGCGCCCGCTGGAGATTGTCGGGCCGCAACTTGCGGTCTTTGTCCTCCTGGCTATCTCCGAAGATCACGTCCGCCAACTCGCGCGTGTTGAACTCTTCCGGCCTCAAATTCTCGATCAGGTTACCGTGCCGGTTCCTGGTCGGTTTGTAAATAATATTGCCGGCGACGTCACGATAGGGTCGGCACCGCTCGTCGAGCAACCCCATGCTCTGCTTGATCGTTCGGACGAACCCCGCTGGCCCTTTGGAGCGGTACAGTTCGCGTAGGCTTTCACCCCTGATCATGGTCGTTCCACCTTACTTCTCTGAAGACTTATCGTGACTCTGTCCGGCCGGCCGGACAGAGGTTGTAGTTACGCGCTCACCATGCCATTCCAGTGCGTCCCATCACTCCAGAACAACCCCGTCTTGTTCTGCGGCACAACGCCGTTCCCCTTGATCGAGCCACTCGCCGACCCCAGGAACGTAACAGAGTTCGCCCCGCCCGAATTGTTCGTGAACACATATTCGAGGCCAGCAGCCCCCGCCAATGCCTCGCTGGGCAACGTGATGTTCCGGGCCGCGGTGGGGACCATCGACAGAATCGGAGGATCGCTCAACAGGACCGTGTAAGCCCCATCCGCGATCACCTTCGACCCCGTACCCTGCGAGCAACCCATCCCAATCCCATAGATCATCGCCAGGGTGTTCCACAGTCGAGAGGTAAGCCGGCACCTCACGGTCGTGATCGCACTGCCACTGAGCAGGCCCGCGCTGCCCGAATTAACCGCAAAGCCGATAGCGAGCGCCAGATTGCTGACCGCGATGACCTGCGTGTCCCAGTTCGCCGGCGTCGTGGCATTTCGGTCAATACCGACGAGCTGCCCCGGAGTGAAAATCGCGGACGTGCAAGAGCAATCAAAAATGCCATCCGTAATGATGGTGCGATCGGATGCGGGCGTTGTCGAGGTTTCGCTGACTAACCGCATGTCCTGGCTAACGCCAGCGAAGATCGCGGCAAAGTCGGCCTGGTTGGCCAATAGGCTGCCCTGGTCGGCCCGGGCCGAGGCGGGTTCGACGACAGCTGACCCGGAGTTGTACCAGAGCAAGTTGCCAATGGCGATCGCCGTCGAGGCGGGAGTTGCCCGGCGGACTGTGCGGATGTCGGATAGGACTTCAGTGATCACGTTATGTTACCCTCAGTTCCGGAGAAAACTAATCGTCTCGACCACTTCATCCTCGACCGCCAGGCGGTTCTTTTCGTGCTCCGTCAGGTTCAGCCTGCCGTTACCCCCTCCGCCCGATCCGCTTCGCGGTGCCTTCGTCGCTGGCGTTGCGGGGGGCTTCCCGTTGCCGTTACCCCCAGCACGCATCTTCTTCTCACGCGCGATCATGGCGTTCATGTCCGCTTCTGTTTCTAATCCCATCAGGGATTTCACCAGGATCGACTCAATCGGAATCCCGGCCTGTTCGAGCAGTTCGTGCGCCTTCTCGCGCTTCGCCAATTTCTGTTCTCGGGACTCCATACTGTCCTTCCCTTTCCCCTTCTTGCTCTTGTCGCCCTTGTCATCCGGATCACATCCGGCACCCTCTTCAACGTCCTCGCTGTCCTCACTGTCCTCGCCTGTGTCCCCGCCGCTGTCTCCAGCGCCAGCTTCGTCGTCTTCTTCTACCTCTTTGTCGGTGCCGTCCCCCGACCCGCTCTCGTCCTTTTTTGCCGTAAGCTTCTCGTGGGCTTTCAGTAACTGCCGGATCTTCTTCATCCCATCGTCCGCACTCAGACCGCCTCCGCTCAAGCAGTCTTCCACAATGGCGGAGATGGACTGAGAAAAACCATCCTTGAGGGCCATCTCGTGGTCCGCCATCGGGGCGTCCCCCTCGGGTAGATCCCCGGACATGTCCACGTCCATACTCGGGTCCATCGCGCCCATCTCGACCAGGTCGTCGAGGATCTTTCGCTTGGGCTTGTTTGTGATCCGTTCAATCAGATCCTTCAACTTTACTGGCATTGGTTTCTCCCCCGCTCCAGCCCCCTGGTTTTGAACGGATTCAAATAGCCCAAACGTGGTCGCCGGCCGATCCACCAAATCGACGCTCCGCACCTCGAAAATTTCCTTGACGTACTGGACGCCATCATCCCCCGATCCCACATCCCCGTTCGCATTGTGACTCAAGCCGAATAGGTTTGGGTTTCGCTCCGCGGCCTCGACCAACCGGGCTGACATGGGATGACTTTCGAGGTAACATAGGTCGCCGTAAAGTCCGTCGTCGCGAACCTCGATGTGTTCCAGCCACCCGAGAGTATCATCGACGTCGCGATGGTCCGATGGTTTATCGGGGTGATTACAGCGGACTTTTCGGCCCTCGTACAGCTTCGCGGCGTAGGCTTTGCGGATCGCCTCCATTGTGTAGCGACGGCCCGCAGGGCCATTCGGTGACTCAGTCCCGAGTATTTTGACTCCGCGGATACGCTTTGCTTCGCGGTCAACGCGGTCGGAGGAAATACGGTCCTGAATCACCCTTTCCAGCAGGGTGACTGTTCTAGTGGCCAAACCAGAGTATTTGCGGTTCCGGGCAGACCGGGCTTTTGCGACCATAGAAAAGAAGGTCGCACGAAAGTGTTACTCGGTTCTAGTCCGAGTTGGGAGAATTATTTTGAGAAGAAGTGGGATCGTCACTACCGGCTTGCTCCGCGATAGCCCGCATCGCTTTCTCAGCTGTGGCCATGTCAATCTCGCCGGCTTCGAGTTGGCGACGGACTTCGAGTTGGGCGAAGGTGATTTCGAGGGGGTCCATTAGCTGACTCCACTGTAGGCCAACTCGCGAGCGCCCAGGACGGCCCGCTCGATCTCATTGATAATATCCGCGCGGCTGGCTCCGCGCGGTACATCGGCCTTGAACTGGGTGGCGATGTGTTTCAGCTCGCCATCGGAGTGACTGTCGAGGTTCATGTCCTTGACGGCGTCCAGGGCGTGTTGGCGAGTGATCTTGCCGAGTTCGCCGCCGCGATCACTGATAGTGCGAGTCGCATGGTCGGCTGCAACCGCTTTGTGGACCGCGTCGATATGGGCTTGCCCCGTAGCAACGGCCGCGTTGGCTTTTTCTGTTGCCTTGGCCGGCCCGCGCGCGGCCTTCTCTTTGGGCTTGGGGGGTGTCTTGGGACGTGATGCCGGAGTTGGAACCGGGTTGTCCTTTCGGTATTGTGCTGCTTTGTCCTGGTCCGCTTTCGCTCCCCTCTCCACATCATGCATCGTCTGCTCGTCGTCGAAACTGCCATGATCGCCAATCGCCATCCCAGCGCGGCCGCGTATGTCTCGGAAGAACACATCGGAGATGTTGTCGCGTAGGGCTGCCTGGGTCTTACCCAGCTCGCTTGAGTGTACGCCCAACTGTTTGGCGAGGGCGGTCAACTCGGGCTTTTTGAGCTTGTCGAGGTGTAGTTTGTCGATGTCGGCCTGGATCTCATGGTCGGGCACCTTCACGAGCTGCGAGAGGGGCATCGACTTCAGCTTGTCCACCGTCGCGAGCGCGTGCTGCGTCGCGGCCTGGACGTGGTTGGATGCGGCGGGAGAGGCTTTCGGGGCTGCGGGCTGCGCCGCCTTTGACTCTGACCCTTTTGGCTTCTCTTGCTTCGTCTCAGCTGGCTGAGCTGAAGCAGGCTCTTTGAAAAGCGGCTGCTTATTCGCCGCCCTCGACTGATACGCCAAGATTCTCGCCTCTCGCGCCGCGTCAAACTCCGCATCCGTGGATGGCTCTTGCTCCTTCGGCGGTGCTTTCGGTTCTGCTTTGGGAGTGGCTTTAGGTGTGGGTGCCGCTGTCGGTGTTGCCGTTGGACCGCCCGCGCCAGCAGCAACCCCACCCGTCACCTTGGCGATCGCCGCCGCCGCTATCCTCTTCCCCTTCTCAATCTTCGCCTCTTTCCCTTTGATCTCCCCCAACTTCGTCGCCAACCCATTCATATTTTCGACAGTCATGGACAGGATTAGATCACCGAGGTGCGCAGTATCCTCTGCGCTGATCTTTCCAGCCTGGACATGTTGGGCGATCACGGAATGGACGTGGCCTGCTGTTACCTTCGCGTTGCCGCGTGGGGCTTTAGGTGGGGCTGGTGGGGCCGGACTAGCCGGCCCGGCAGGTGCGGGCGGTCCACCTTGTGGCGTTGGACCAGGCGGTTCTTTTTCTCCACCCCCGTCGCCAGCGCCAGTACCCGCACTGCCAACGGGAGGGGCGGGCGGTTGCCCCCCTCGTGGCTTCTTCACGGGTTTGGGCGCATTCGGGTCTCTGTATGGGACGACTCGGCCGGATGCCAACTTGGTAGTCAATCGACCGCTCGGACCACGCCACACCGCGCCCACTTCCTTCGTGGGTTTGTAAGCCTCCATGAAATTCATTTCGATGAGTTCTTCCAGCCAGTCCATTTCTACGCTCTCGCCGAGTAGCGCAGACAACGCCGGACTCTGCTGTTGTTCCTGCGGCTGTTGCTGCCCCCCAGCAGCCGGGAGCGACTGCTGTTGCAGCTGCTGTGCCTGTCCCGCCTGTCCTGGCTGCCCTTGTGGCGTCATCTCTTGTTGCTTCTGCGCGTGCTCCGCCAAATTCGTTTGTTGCTCGTCATAGTCCAGCCCATCCTGCGCGCACCACGTCTGCGGCGACAACACCCCCGCCTGCATCCGGATCTCATTCGATTGTGCCTCTTTCATCTCGTCGCGCGTTACCAGCGATGGCGCTTCAACCTGTAACTCGCACACTTCGCACACTTCCTGCCACGACCACGTCCGCCCCTCTGCCCTGATAATCCCCGCATCGCAGGCGTTCTTGATCGCCCGCTCCACGTTCTGCCGAAACGCCCGTTTGTAACTGCCCTGCCACCTCGTGCACCGCCGCACGAACGGCGATTCCGCCGTCAAGCTACTCGCATAGTTGTTGTTGCTCGCATCTCCCGATACGAGCCATTCCGGCGCGTTCCACTTCACCCCACAGCGCCTCAATGCTGCCTGAGTCGCTTGTGCCCACGCAGGTAGCCCATTCGAGAACGGGGGTGGGATGTACTTCAACCCCTTCGGGATGTCCCGAACCTCACCACTACGAGCTATCCGAGTGTTGATCGGAGCCCCATTCCAGGGCTCTGGCTCTTGCCATTGGGCTTCCGTTGCGACAAAATCTTTCACGACGTCCTCGGTGGCGACGTCGTGCTCCCTGATCTCGACGACACTGGCCTGGATCGCCGCGCTCTCAACCATGTTCTGGATGCACTGCCCCGAGGCTTTTAACCCGTCATTGGTCGCATAGACGAAGTCGGGAAACCCGCGCTTGATGCACCGCTCAACCCCGATTTTGAAGTGCTGACACTCCGAGATGGGGACTTCCTCTCCAGAGGAAATATCGCCGTCGTAACAGACCCATAACGCGAGCGTTCGCTCCATATCGTCTTCTGGCGTAATAACCCCGAACGACCCTTCTCCCTGGGTCCACGGGTGCATCCGGTCGGAATCATTGCCGGTCATCCCGACCGCGTCCATGATCTGGGTTGGCTCGATAAAGCGAAGATTCGTCAGCCCGTTGTGCACAAAGTCACGGACGGCGTACTCCCCATCCTTGCGCGAGCGGATGAACATCTCCTGTTCCATCTCGGGCAGCTGATTTCGCTCGCCAAAGTCATCGACGATGAACTGGATCGTATCGAGTAGAGAAGGAGGGGGACTTTTCTTTTTTTTCGCCGCAATGCGGTACTTGAAGCCGTCTGCGATGGTGTAGGAACACAGTCCCTCGAGCGCTCCCTCCGCGAGGTCGTTCGTCTTTGTGATTAGTCGGGATTGCGCCCGAAGGATACTGTGCTCAGACCAGGTCCGCCAGAACGGCCAATTAGCCCCATACTTCCGGTCGTTGACCGTCGAAGGGGCCATGAGCAGCTGGCCTTCAACCCCGCGCATGCGGTCGATGAGGGCCGACCAGCCGTCCATCCAGCCCCACATCAGGTTTGATTCGACAAGTCGCTTCGTGCCGCGCTCGAGCTGGGCGAGCTGCCTCTCCGCCTTCGCGAGTTCGATTTGCGCGCGCTTCTGTTCGAGCAACTCCAGGACGTTGCGAGTCGGTTGTTCTGGGGATGGGTGGCCGTTGGAATGGCCGTTGCTCGTGGTCATTTCTTCACGTAAACCTTTCCGCCAACCTCCCACGCTTCGCCGTATAACGCTTTGGCCTGTTCGAGACTTATGGCGGTCTCCCGCACGTCAGAAAAATCTAGCTGTTCGAGCATAGTGACAGTCGGAATCAAATGGCTATAGATCGTTGGAGTAACGTCGCGCACTCGTCCGACGAGGGTCTCATCCCCATCATCAAGTAATCGTTGCATTATCCTACGATCAAGAAACCTTTGCATATCGTTCTCTGGCATGCTTCACCTCTGTCCTTTCTTGGCCTCGGCCTTTCCATTCCATAGTTCGATGGCAATCCTCCGCGCCATCTCCAACGCATCCGGCCCGTCATCGTGGTCCGCAACCGGAAACTGCCTCAGCTGTTCCACTAACAACCGCGTCCCTGGCGTTCGCCTGAACCGCATCTTCCTACGACTCAACGGATCGCCTAACCTTCGTATTCGCACTTCCTTGTTGACCTTATTCGTCACTTCCATCATCCTTAGAAACGGATCAACCCCCATGATTTTAGCGACCAGTCTCATCGGAATAGTCAGCAATTGCTGGAACGTGTTACTCTCAATCACGAGCCGTTCCGGCCTATGCGCATCGTAAATCTCCATGCACCTTTCAACCATGCCATCTGTAATCGCCGTTCCATCCGCCAGACGGGCCGCGACCATTGGCCTCTTCCCCATGTCGGCCTCGACCCACTCCGTGCTATCTGGTGTCCGTCCCCACACCACAATAGCCTGGTAGTCGCCCGCCTTGTCCGTATTGCCTTTGCTCGGGTCCAATGACATCACCTTGAAAGTGGCGTTCTCGGGCCACCGGTCAAACCAGAATCCATCCCAGCTGAAATGCTCATCGGGCCATTCGGTGCTACCTGGCGCGCGGGGCTTCTGTTGGTACTGGGACCACCAATCGTACACGCTCGCGGCTTTGGTCGTCTCCAGTTCCGCGAAGGGGTGTTCGTCGGGCCAAAGCGCCTCTCCTGGCTCGCGCGGATCGCCTTCGCACCGCACCTCCTCTGCGACCGCCGGTAGACTCAGCACCTCCCACTTGTCCGCATGCGGGTCATCCTCCGACAGTGTCCGCAGCCAACCCACCAGGTCCTCGACGTGCCAACGTGTCGCCGTGATCAAGATGCCGGCATCCTTGCGCCGGCGCGTCATGAAGTCCCCGCTGTACCATTTTCGGACACCCTCGCGCTGGGTGGGGCTGTCTGCCGCTTCTCGGCCCTTGGTCGGGTCGTCAATGATACCCAGTCTAAAGCCCCGGCCAACGATCGCCTTGCCCACGCCGGCGGCGAAGTAACGCCCTCGGTGGCCAACTACCTCGAATAGTTCACTCGTCTTCTTTCCTTCTCCACGCTCTGGTAATCGAGTGCCAGGGAAGAGTCGTTTGTACGAATCGTCTTCCATAATGCGCTGGACATCGAGACACATCTCCTCGGCTAACTGGGTTGTGTGAGAGCAGCAGATGAGGGGAGTATCGGGATCACGACCGAGGATGTAAGCCGGAAGTCGGCGGCTTACCAGTTCTGATTTGCCGTGCTGGGGTGGCATGTTCACGATCAGGCGGCGAATCTTGCCAGCGGCGAAGTCGTCCAGCCTGGTGCAGAGTAGGCGATGGTGCCAGTTGTCGCGGTATCCCTCGAAGGTGTAACGAGTGAAGTCGAGAAGGGAGGACCTGGCCAGACGACGGCGCAGGAGTTCTTCTGCGGCCTGTAGTGGCGAGCATGTCAGCATGATGCTTTGCCCTGTTCGATCGCTCGAATCAACTGACGACCCAGATACTCGGTGTAGGCAGGAGGGATGGCCTGGCTAATCTCGGCTCGATTCATCCAGTCGATTCCCATTGCTTTATTGCCGCTTGAAAGCGGCAATCGCTGGCGTCGATAATGGATTCGCCCAGATGCATCTTTGTAGGGAGTTGTTTTTGAACCTATAAGCTCAACGGAATGGCCAAAGACGATAATATCTCCGGGCTGATGATTGCATGCTTTAGGAGCGAGCAAGAGGATGGACGACTCAAATAAACGATGCCGGCGGGTTTTCAAACCGAGCATCTTCCCACACAAAAGAGTCGGAAAATGTAAAGGCGAACCTTCCACGTTTTCGATGACATAGGGCTTCGCCGCCTTCTTCAGAAGGCGGCGAATGGGTGCAACGAGATCCTGGGTTGGCCGACTGTTTCCGATGCGCCTGCATCGACTGTAAGCTTGACATGGTGGCGAAGCATGGATTAGATCGAAGCAGTCCAAGACATAACCACGATTATTATTGTCATACAGGCCATCATGTGGATAGAGAACTAGGTGGTTCAGTATATCGATAGCGTCCGCTTGTATGAAACCTATCGCTCCACTGCATAGGTAGTTTTTCTGTGGTTTTATATCTACGCCGACAACGTCAAATCCTGCTCGATGGTAGCCCATTGCACATCCGCCAGCTCCGCAAAACAGATCAAGCAGCAGTGGCCTACGCTTCGGCATTACTCACCCTTCACGACTCGCGCCAACTCGTCGTCACTCAAATCCGCCGCCGTCAAACTCACCACTGCCCCCGTCTGCTTCACTTCGTACCTCTCCCTGTACTTCTCCGGCCTATGTGCCTTCAGCAAGAAAATCATCAGGGTGTCCGAGTACTCTTTGATCCGCCCGCATTCCTCGCCCTGGTGGAAAATAGGCTTCTCGCAGCCCTCATATGCCCTGCGACGCGCTTCCAGCTCCAGATCATCGACGGCATCCTCTAGCGCGAGCGCCATGGCCTGGGCGAACTTTTCGTCGGTATTGCGGCGATGGTAGACCGCAGTCCGTGACGTCCCGACAGCGATACAGGCAGCGCGGATGTTGGCGCACTCACTCAGGCGCTGCAAGAACGCGGGAGCCCAGTCGGGCTTGCTCCTCTTTCGGGGAGTAAGAGGATCGCCGGGGGGATTAGGTTGCTTCTTCTTGGCCATCGGGAGAACCTCAAACAGTGAAAAATGCTCCAGCTATGGTTCGGGCTACCCGTCGGAGCGGACGGGAATATCGGATCGCGCATCTCTGCACGCATGGGTGTTGTTCAACGCACCCAACTTCCCAAGGCACTCATAGCTTACCTGGCAAACAAGACGATGGTACACACGGAGTGTTACCCAGTTCTAGCCATCATCCGTCTCACCGTACCATCGATCGGCCTCCTCTTGGCCATCGACTCGCGCGCGACGGGCGTACTTGGACTCGTTCGTCTCAACACCAGTACCTTTGCAGTAGGCGCAACACTGGACGTAGGGCGGATCGTTCAGGCTGCGCCCTTGGCGACGACAATAGATCTGGCCACTGCCTCCGCAATAGTCGCAGTACATAGCGCTATCCCTCCACCCTGACCACCACCGGCAACAACTCCTGCTGCCCGCTGATCAGACCGCGAACGGCGCTCTCAATCTTCACTCTCATCACCAATTCGTCGATGCGGGATAGTAGATCTGTCGCGAGGTCATCCGACAGCGCTTGCGAGCACTCGAATGTAACGGTATAGCGACACAGCACCGTGTTGCCCTTGGTGCGTGGGCTTGGCTTCGCAGTTGTAGGCAAAATCAATCCTCCTTTTTGGTGTTCCAACTGTTCTTTTTCCAGTTGTGATAGCACGATAGGCACCGAAGATGACTATCTCCGCGCAACTTCATCCACACCCCAACAGCCTTGATCGGCTCCTTGCACACGCGGCAGGTATCGCCAGGGCGCACAAGGACGCGCTGATGATGTGGGAGGAGGATTATTTATTCGTGCCATGAAAAGCCCTCTCGATCAGTTTGATTGCGGTCCCATCTTCAACGTGGGCCGTCACGACCCACAGCACGCGCCAGCCGAGCAAGACGCCCTCGCAAAGCTTCAGGCAGTCCAAATGGTAGCCTTTGCCCCGAACGTGCCTACCGCCCGTCCAGATGCCTCCCTGCACCTCCACGGCGAGCAGATGGTCCGGCCAGCACCAATCCCAGCGGAATCGCCGTTCGGGGTGGAAACGGTACTCCGGAACAGGATCGGGCAGGCCGATAGATCGAATCTGAGTCGGGAGGGGTATTTTCACCTCTTCTCCTCATTATGATCGGTGCCAAAGAGAGAGGGCGCGTTGGCCTTCTTGGAAGCCTTTTTTTTCTTCGTTGCATCCGTGGAAGCTGGCAAAGTAACACCAGCCTCAAGCAGGTTGAGGGCAACCAGGCGATAGACGCACTGGCCACCTTTGAGAGCAGTTTTGAATTCGGGGTTGTCGTGGAACGGATTCCAGGCCACATAGGCGGACAGGTAGGCGTCCTGGATGAGATCAGCGAGCCGATCCGCCTGGTTAGGTTGTTTGGTTCGGCGAGGCATTTTTTTGGTATTACCTTTTTAGTTTATTCCTCAGCTGATCATTCTCCGAGTGACGTGTGCAAGTTGTGCATACCCCGAGGCGGAGGCACAACTTGCACACCTCACGAATCCTCGAAGGCGGACTTCGTAAGTGTCCACCATTTCTTACCTTGCAACTCGTATTCGTGAATGCACAAAATATCTCGTGCACGGTACAAAAGCTTCGAGTCGAAACCGGCCGACTCAGCGGCATTTCTGGTTATACTTACTCTTTTCGGACCATCAGAAAGATAGTCGTTTAGCCACTCCGAACACTCCTGCAAACGGGCAGCGTTGGGGCCGGGCTTAGATCGCCCTGGCTCGCCACCGGGCGAGGGTGGATTGGTGTCGTAATCGTTGCCGTGGTCGCCCATCGTGACTCCAAGCACGGATGGATATTTGGAGTTACTTTTGACGACCTGAAGTCGCCTGCGGTTGGGTTCGGCTTCAGGACTGGGCCGCTCCATCTTGATGGCGAGCCGGACCTTCTCCAGCGCCCGACGTCCCAGGACAGCGCCGGCGGCGTTCAGATGGGTGGCGCAGATTATGGCGACCCGGTGTTTACGCGCGATGACCTGGAGCGGCTGGTAGAAGGCTTTGGCGTCTTCCTGCTTGCTCAGATTCTTGTCGGTGGCGTTTCCCACGGTATCGACGATGACCAGGATTGGCTTGACAGCTTTGATGCGTCCCTCCAGGTTGCACAGTTCGGCGGCATCATCGAGCGTGACACCCCCGAAGGGGTCGGACTTGCTGGCGTTGATGCGGATGGAATCCTTGATGCCGAACGCCTGAGACAGGTTGACCATTTCGTCGTGGTGATTGTCGGACATAACCCACAGCGCGAGAGATCCAGCTGGGAGGGTTTGCTCGGCACCATCGGGCCAGGGGAGGCCGTAACGTATCCGGCGCAGCAGATCAGCGCAAAATCGTGTCTTGCCCGTCCCTGGTTCGCTGGCAAGGACGGTGAGTACGCCGCAGGGTATCCAGCCAGGCCAGACCCAGGATACTTCGGAGCCAGCCCTAATCAGGTCGTCTATCGTGCAGACATCGTCAGCGGAGTAAGAGGTTGGCTCCGAGGATCGGGGGGATTCCACCGCAAATCGAGGCTGGGTCTTGCCGGCCTCGAGGCCGGAGCGGATGGTGAGGTTTGCTTCTGCCTCCGTCAACCCGATGGCGAGGGAGGCAGAGAGCAGCTGATGAATGACAGCTGATTCATCAAGTCGATTCGCGCCGACAAACTGACCGATATTAAAGCTGCTGGTGTTGAGCTGGTTGTTGCGGCTGCCGACGGGAGCGCCGAGGATAGCAGCCAGTTCGCTGCGGAGGGCAGCCTGCGCGTAGGCGTCCTCGGCACTGGTAGCCGGCCGAGAGAAAGGGTTATGCCCATTGACCTGGGAAGAGGGAAAATCAATGACGGTATCAGCGGAGTCCTCCGGAACAATCAGGCGCAGCTGATCTATTGTCACGATGCCAATGTCGGATGGCACCGAAATCAGCTTCGCCAACCGATGCGGCCTGTCGTCGGACATTGGGCCTTTGCGCGCCCACGTCCCAGGCAGCTTGCTGATGCGCGGAGCATCGTGAACGGCCTTGTCGATCTCGACCGATGGAGAGCTAAAACGAGAGGACAGACCAAACAGGACCGACTTGAGAAGCGTCCGAGTGTCTTCATCGGCGGGCAAATCAACACGGTAGAGCAGGTGCGAACCGTTGCCGCTATCCACGCAGAGGGGTAGGGGCCACCCCTGACCAGAAAGCCAATGGCGGATCAAGGAGGTTTTTTCGTGCGCGAGCGCCTTCTCCTCGTCGGATGCGTTGAGGTCCCTGGGGCGAACCGGATCGCAGTCGATCAAGAGCCAGCGGCGGCGGATGACGTCGGCCTTCTTGGCGGCGCGGTTACTCCCGGGAGCTATCGAGTTAGGATTGAGGCCAAAGTACAGCCCCTTCTCGTCGCCCAATTCAACGGCCGAAGCGACCAGTCCGTCGAGATCGCCGCCAAGATGATTGCGCGATCGCCCTGACGGCAAGGCACGCAACTCTACGGAGTGGTCGGGATCAACCAATAGCGCCAGGGCTCGGCGGACCTCAATGAGATCCACCGAACCCAGATAGCCACCCTTGGCACGACAATCAAACGGGTTGTCCATCACGCACCGGCCTTCAGAAAGGGATCTCACTGGCACCGTAGCCAGTTCCAACGGGGGGCATCGATTGGCCATTGCTAGCCGGCGCGGAAGTTGGCTGGGCAGGAGCGGGCGCTAGATGCTCCTGCCATTCCGGCGATGCAACGATGAGATCCGAGATCTTGTCGCCAAAGACGCGCGGTAGCCATTCCGCGTGCTCGTCAATGACCGAGGAGTCTGCACCAATGAAGTACAGGAAGGGTTTGCAGATAGTGGCAGGAGGAACAACGGTACCCTGGACAGGTTTGCCCACGGGCTTAATTTGGGCGTAGGTTCGTGGCTTGCCATCCTTGGTCTTTTGATCGTGGACGATCTGGATGTCCCAGTTTTGGCCGAGATACTTTTCGATGGGGATCGTGTCCCCATCCTTGTATTTCTGACCCCGCCAAGACTCGAGATCTTGTCTCAGCTTGGCTTTGGCATCAAAGCTGAGGGTGTACTGCTTGGCCACGACGAAGTTGCGTCCGTCCTTCTTCTTGGTCTGGGTTAGCTCCCAGATGAGGACACATTCCCGGCGGGGGGCGTTGCCGTATTTGCTGTTGGTGGGAGAGTGCGTTCCCACGTCGATAACGGCTATAAGGACGCCGTGGTGCATCCCCGAGGGGGGAATCTCCAGTTCTTCAAATTCTGCGCTACCACTGGTAGCCTTGCCGGCAAAGGGATTGCTCATGTGGATTTTCGCTCCGTAACGGGTTTCACTGTTTGGGCATTTCGACAAAGACCAGGCGATGCTTGCTCCGCGTCAAGCCGACATAGCGAAGATTGCGTTGCTGCTGTTCTTCCCATGCCTGTTTGGCCATGCGCGTGGGAGGCTTCAAGAGCCAAATGTTTTGCGCTTCAAGCCCCTTGGCGCGATGGATCGTCGAAAAGACGACCGCGTCGGGGGTGGACTTGGGCGACGATACGTCGGTGAATAGTTCGCCGATAGCCCCTTCAACCTGGTTGGGGCTATCGCAGGTCGAAACGATGGCCAATAGGCCATCGGCGCGGTCCTGGACACTCTCGATGAGATCCTCGACGCCATCCATGTCCGACAGCCGAGTCAGCTCTCGGGAATGCCATTGCCGTACGGATCGGCCTAATTCCGAGATCGTTTTCGCCTCGCCGCATTGCCGCAAAACTCCAATGAGTTGGTCGCCGACGGCCCGGCCGCGAACAAAGCAGCGCCGCCGCGAAGCGATCAGCCGAAGGGCGTTTTGGATCAATGGAGCGTTTGTCGGAGAGAGGACCATATCTCCGGGGGCAAACAGCCCTGCTGCCTGGTCCAATCGCAACGTGCCTATCTCCCCATCGCTGGCGTTGGGATGGCTTTCGATATCAAAGACATATTTCTGCGCGAGAGCGACGTGCGAGCGAGGACAACGCCAGGTAATCGTCAGTGGTAGCTCCGTCAGCCCCTCGGAGGTTACACCCAGCTGTCGAGCGAGGTTGGGGATTGAGTCAGCGTCAGCTCCCCGAAAGGCGTAGATGGCCTGGTAGCGATCCCCAACGGCAATAACCCTGCCCGATCGGCACATGAGCGGGATAAGAGCATGCTGGGCGGGATTCCAGTCTTGCACCTCGTCGAGGAACAACGCATCCATTTGGGGAAACTCGATCCGGTGCATCCCTGGAAGCCAAATCATGTCGTCGAAATCGACCAGTTCCGTCCATTGGAGCGAACGCAGAAGAACGTTCTGCGCCCAGTCCGCACACCAGGCTGGCCGTCCATAGGTGTTGGTGTCGTAATGGATGGCGAGATCAATCAGCCGATCGATATCGGGCTTGCGCGGGTCGTAGCCTTGGTTTTTTGCATGCGCCGCAATAAAGGATATGCTTCGGCGCAGATAGCGTGGCATCGACTTGCCTTCCCTCGACTCGTCAAGAATCAGGTAGGTCTTCAGCTTCTCCAGTTTGGAGGCGAAGGCGCGTTGCAGAGCGGCATAGCCGAAGCTATGCACGGTTCCAACTTCCACGCAAGGGGGGCAATCTTCCTTGAACTCTCTGGCGTTCTGGGCGTTGAAAACCGCATAGCGAATCGCAAGGCTAGCCTTGCGCTCGAGCATCCGCCACATGCCTTCGCGGCAACTGCTCGACTTTCCGCTGCCCGCCCTGGCTTCCACCAGCAAATGTTTGCCACTTGCGCCGCACAGTTCGACCCAAAGAGCCTCTTGCTGCTGAGTACCCGATGAGAGCCGTTTCGCAGCCGAATGAAAGGGAGAAACCAGTACCGTTTCCTCGCTATCGCTAGTCGCTTTCGTTTGGAAGGGGTTCATTGGATCGTGTCCTCATGGCTTTCCGTGGGCGATTCGACTACTCGAAACTCCTCGATTCTCCGTCCCGTCGGGAACCGTCTCCCCGCCGGGAACAGCGGAATCGGCTCATCGATTAGCAGACGCTCGAACTGGACTTTCTCATACTCCTCGACCGGACGATCGAGGAGTATGTCACACGCGGGGATTGGCTTTAGCTCCCTGTGCCACCAGGGCAAAAGCCCTGGTGGCACATTCCTCGACGTTACATCAGACATATCAGTTACCAACTCCTGTAACACTCTGATTCGGCGGTTACGATCCTCGACGACGTCCCAGAGGGCACGGGCGAGGGCGTAACAGATGAGCAGCCAGGGGAACGAGGCGAAGATAATGCCGTTGACGAAGTCGTGGTTCATGAGTATTCGATGTCCCTTCGGAAATGTTGAAAAAGTAACTACGGTCAGCAGCCAGACTTATCCCCATATCTCCCTAGCCGGTAATATGCCCACCAACGAGGTGGGAAATCTGACTGCTGACCGATCCCAGACTGGCAGGAGTCGAACCTGCTACCCGCTGTTCGTCGCGCTCGCACGCTTCACATACCTTTAGGGTTCCGCTGGTTTCCGCAACCTGTTGCGAGGGTCGCATACTCCCAGTAGGTGTCACCGTCCACCTCGCAGTCTGGATAAATGCCCGTCTCTCCGGGCTGCCACGTCTCGGAGCCGTCTCTGCCGACGTTGCATACATCACGCTGGCTCCTTAAGCGCCGTTGGCTAGCAGTCTCGCCGTTGGTGTTCGGGCTTTTTGATTCCATCCCTGGGTGGTCTGCCAAGACCGTCTCGCTGCCGAAGGATCACTCATGGCTTGTCACCCTTCCCCGCTCCGGGGTGACGCGGAGTGAAACCGAGAGGCTGTCTACCCAGGCCAACCCTCAGCCTCTCGATCGGGACTCCCGGCAACGAGCCGGGACTTGTGGGGGTCGGAGTTGAACCGACTATCTCCGGCTCGATGTTTTGCGCCGGCGGGTTGACCGTTTCCCTACCCCACCGTCTTGCCGCTGCTAAAGGAAGGGGTGGTGTATCGATGTAGCTAGTCAGTGCGTTTGGGTTTGCGGCCGCGCTTTGGTTTGGGGTGCGTGGGTTTGTTGCACCCACGGCAGAAGAGGGGTGCTCCACACAGTTCGCTTTTTAGTTGTGTGGCCTCGACCCCGCATTTGGGGCATCGCACCACGACTGTGGTGGCAGCGTTTTCCACCCGAGGATCGCCCTGCCCGTCATACTCGATCTTCGGAGCCGGGGTGGCAGTAGTCTCTACCGGCCCATTGGCCGCGACACTCACCTGTTCCTCAGACGGCACGGGGGATGCTGCACTGGTATCCCACTCTATCAGTTTGGCTGCCGTCGTCCCCTCATTCACTTCCGTCGGGAACGGTGCTGTCTCAATGTGGGGCACTTCCTCCGGAAGTGCCGGCGAGAACGCCGCATCGGCACCCGGGAACAGTTGGTCCGCGAGCCGATGGGACGCCTCACTGATCGTATTGGCTACGCCGCCCAGTAAATTACGGATCTGCATGTGCCAGTAACGCAGCCTCGCCTCGCAGTCCAGGCTCGCTTTCGCGAGCTGGTCGATCGCGGCCTCGACCTTGCCAGCGGCGAGGGTGTTGAGCACCGCGGTTGCGCGTTCGCAGGTGGCGACCAGGTGAGCCTCAGCCGCTTGTGCCTGGGCGATCGGGGATGTGGGGGACGCTGCTGTCATTGTGGGGGACATCGTTATTCTCCTTTGGAGTTAGAATCACGTCTAAATTTTGGTGGTTCTATCGGGGCTTCGACTTTTCGATAGCCCAGGGATTCCAGGACTCTTAGCACTTCGCGCCATGTCGGGTATGGGCGACGGTTGATCCGTTTGTAGTTATCGATGGCGACCATGAACTCTCGCTCTTCGTCCGTGTAGATCACGAACGAAGAATTGGGGCTTGCTGGATTGCGGAGCTGGGAGCGTGGCTCGCTCATGATCGGGGATTCTCCGTGTTCAGTCGGGCGATTAGGGCGTCTGCCCCCAGGACGGCCGCATTGGCCAAGATGGTCATGTTTTGGCGCGTAAACTTTTCCACCTCCTCGATAGTGGGAGGATGTCCGTAACCTTTCCCTTCGTGGGCGATGTGATTGGTAAGGATGTAGTCGCTGGCCATGAGTCCCTGCATCACCTTTGCCGCGAAGTATTCGCGGATACGCAAACCAGGGTCCAGGTCGTTGGGGAACGCGGAGTCGTGGGGTCGTGTTAGCATTTGGAAATTCCTCAGTTAGCCGTAGCTGTAGCCGTCGCCGTAGCCGTTGCCGTTGCCGTCGCCGTAGCCGTAGCCGTAGCCGTTGCCGTAGCCGTAGCCGTAGCCGTAGCCGTCGCCGGCAACGGCAACGG